CTGGGATGTCCAGTTTTCTATCCTTGAATGTTTTTCCAAAGTATCTGCTGCCTGTAGCCTCGATTCCAAGAACTGCATAATTGCTGAACTGACAATTTAATTTTCTTGTTCTCGCTACAGCATCTGTGGTAACTGTGGCACTCATGCCAACATTGGGCTGGCATAGATATTTGCTGGTTGATATGGCCAAGGTGTTAGAGGGTACACTTCCTGCACCAGCTAGATAGTCTCTTAGAGTTGTATACCATTCACCACCATCTGTAAACTCATCAAACTCAACAAACACTGTGGCATAAATATCTATGATCCTTACCGGTGTTTTTTCTATGGTTAGTTGATTTCCTTCGGCGTCTGTTATCATGGCGTGGGTGTTTATATTGGTTGTGGTCTCGCTGATACCAACTTCTGTCAGGATGTTTCCGTTAAACTCAGTCGCTTCAAGCCTTATGGATTTGGTCCATTTAGATACAGGAAATGCCCTGATCAGCTCTACGGTGGAGCAAGGTTTATTGCCCACTCGGTTAAAAAGTGTGGTTCTTGTTGGATCCATGGTTCCACTACCAGTACCAAATACGATTTGGTCAAAGTAACTGCTAAAGGCCACAAGCCTGGTATAAATCCTATCAAGGACCATATTTTCAGCTTGGCCTCTTAATTCCACTTCACCCGTCTCGACATTAGTTACTACAATGTCAAATCTATTGTGAAACCTTGGTTTTATCTCTGTCCTCATGATCATTCCTCCTATGGATTTTCAATACTTGAGTAGATCAGCTGGGTTGTTATGGTAAGTCCCACAACTCGAATTCTTTCAGAAAGGTCAAATATATCGTGATAGGTTATAGGGACTAGAACAGTCAAAGTATTTACGGAGACTGTTAGTATTTCTTCGATTCCAGGATTGGGGGAGGGGATGAGCTCTGTTGGATAAAAGCCTACTGTAAAGTCCTCCAAAGCTCCACCATATCCGATGAGGTTTCCAAGCTGACCTTTGTACTGAATGGTTATGTTACCTTCTACTTCATCAAAGGCTTCCTGGTAGTTATCATGCAAGGTAATTAGAAGGGTATTTTCCTCAGTAGGATGATGCTCGATTTTCTTAATAGCGTAGTCTACTTCCTTAAGCTCTCCACCAACAAAGTCTCTTTGAAGTCCACTTACCTTAATAGCTTTTTCTTCATGAACAAATGCCTCTATCTCATAGATATAAAGGTAGCTTGAATATCTGGTGGTTATGGTCCATCTGTGGTAAAGATAAGCATCGGAATACTGCCAATAGTATTCCTTCCATCCTTGTGTATCATCACTTGTTCCAGTAAATAGATCCGTCCAGTTAACTCCATCGTCACTTCCTTGAACCTTGAAATCCTTTGGTCTATAGCTGCTTCCCAAATACCACCTGAAGCCTCCCAGTCTTATGGGTCTTACTGTACTTACCTGAATCCATTGCTCACCGGTCGTCCTTGTATACCACATGGAGGAAGTAGCTCCATCAAATGCATTTGAAGGATAGTATGAAGAATAAGTACTGCTTGCCGCATAAAAACCAAACAGGTTTACGAACTTTCCAACGATGAAGGGTAGTTTAGGAAGTATCTCAAGGTTTCCCATCACCCTGTCACTAAATTTAATGGCAATCTTCTTTCCTTCACTCTTACTCATTCCACACCTCCTCCACCACAGGTAGCGGTATCTCAATGGGCACCAGATTATCTGGTGTGAACTCGATAAAGAAGTCATCCATCATAAGACCAAGTTGTGTTTTAAGGTTCTTAATGGTGAGCCTTACACTCCCTTGAGCATTGTTCATACCAACCAGAGTCTCCTCAGATACTGAAGCCTGATACTTGTTTCCTCCAAGATGTGTCACATCTCCAACAGGGATCACCATTCCAAAATACACATCCTCCAAAAATAGGTTAACCACCTGTAGTTCATACATTGGGTAAAGAGTCTCGAACTGTATGGTTCTGCCCCAGTCACCATTTCCATCATCAAGGTTCTCGATCCATAAAAATTTATTATAAGCATCATGAAAAATGTGCTCTAAACCCGATGAATAAGGAGAGTAGACCCTAATGGTTTCTGCAGGCTCAAAAACATCATGATAGGTAATCTTTATCAGTTCTGTCTTTGACTTCTCCAAATATGGCTTTATGGTTTCTGTTGCTATGGCCATACCTGCCCAGTTTCTTTCTGTGACCATCCAATGGATATTCCCTAACGAATCCTCAATGGTAAAACCCATTCTAAAGTCATTTGTGATAAACATATTAAGAGATATGGCAGTTGCAGTGAACTCAGCAAGTTGTCTTTCAGGCTCCCATACATTTGTAAAGTCCACTGTCTGGCAGTAGCTTGAATAATATACCTTCCCATCGGTTTTAATATAGGAAACGATGATCCCCTGGTCCTTGTCCGGGAAGTTCACATTCTTCCAGCCTCTTATGGCTTTGACTTTCGCAACTGAAGAGGAGATCTGCCTTTTTGTCTCACTTAAATCCCACAGCTGGCTCCATAATATCCCTTGAGTATCCACCCAAAATATAAAGGGCTTCTCATCCGTTGTAAGTCTCCATTTTCTTCTATGAAGCTGCCAGTTTCCATTAAAGGCTATGGCCACAGCGCTTCCTTCTCCAAGTTCAAACTGCTGAACCCAGCCTAGCTTAAAGTAATCAGGATATTTCCTGATTGAGGTTTTAACGATACCACCTTCTATGTGGATTTCGTAGATACTGTCCGGAGACCCGTAGGGAACTCTTCTTCTTGCAGCCAAGGATATATCCCCTAAATTATCCGCAGTCCTTATGGTTTCAACAGTCCAGTAGTCTGAATCCATTACGGTGGTCCTGGCCCTGCTTACCCTTATACTCATCTTTGGGTCAGCCTTGTTAGCTGGTGTTTGCTGAGGGCTTTTTAGCTTTTCATCCAAGTGGGAGGTGATACTTCTCATGCCATCACCTCCTCTTTAATAATCATAAGAAGCATGCCTTCAAAGTAGCTTTTATCCTTATCACCATGAGCAAAATTAATTCTTTTCCACTGGATTGGTTCATCGATATAGACCAGATACTTCTTATCTAAAAAGATTAAAACCAGGGGAGTACCCTGGTCTATTAACGCATTAAGTTTATCTGCTTGATTATGGGATGTAACAATTTTACCTTCGATACTTTTTAAAGGACTACCAATAATTTGAACATGATATGTTCCATCAAGGAGTCTGTTTACCTGCTTATGGGAAGCACACTTTATTGGAGAGACTTCCTTTAAGATCATTGAAAGAATTTCACCACTTGATGTTTCAAGTCTTATCATCAGATCCTAGCCTCCCTTCTAAATTGGTCCATGATTATTTCCACAACACCTGTAAGCTCATTCTTATTATTTATTCCTCTAACTTCAATGACACCGGTATGTTCAACAATTGACCTCACACTGTTCTCTTGTCTAAAGCCTTGAAAGTTTTCGCTCATGTTTAAGTTCGTATCAAAATCAAAGTCAGTTGGAACAGATTTCTTCATATCCTTTGATACTTTGTTCATAATATGATTAAATCCTACTCCGATACCTTCCCCCATGTTTTCACCAATTCCAGCAAATACCAATGAAGGTGAATTAATACCTAATACACCTTTAACACCACCAACAAGCCCATCAACAAAGCCATCCACCTTATCTTTAATCCAACCAACCATAGAGGAAATACCATCCCAGAGACCTCTTACAATATCTTTCCCAATACTAACAATTGAAGTTGCTGCGGTGCCAATTCCTTTTAGAATTGCAGTAACGATTTGTGGGAGTTGTGCTACCAATTGAGGTATTGCTTTAATGAGTCCTGCAGCCAATTGAACGGTCAGCTTTACACCCATCTCGATAATCTTTGGTAGGTTATTTGTGATGAAAGTGATGATTCCATTAATGATTTGTGGCAAGGCTTCAATCAGCGTGGGCAGAGAATCTAGTATTCCTGTAGCCAGTCCCTGGACAAGTTGAAATGCGGCATTTAGAATTTGGTCCATGTTGGAAATTAGCGTATCTACAATAAGAATGATAGCTTGTACGACAGATGGAATCAGCTCTGGAAGTGCTATACCTATCCCCTCAACTAATGTAGTTACAAGTAAAATTGCTGCTTCAATTAACAGCGGTAGATTATCGATTAGGGCTCCCACTATGGTCATCACTGCATCCACAGCTGCTGGAATCAGTTCTGGAAGCAAACTGAGTAATGTCCCAAGGACCTGTCCAAAGAGGTCAGTTACGGTACTTAGAAGCACTGGTAGCAGTTCAGCAAGTGCAACTAAAATGGCATCCATAGCAGGTGGCAGTGCAGTCACAATGTTCTCAATGATAGGCACAATGTTTTTAACCACTGATTGGAAGGCATCCACGAGATTTTCTGTCAGATTTGTCATGTCCGCATTGGCATTACCTAATCCTGCTGTAAATGAACCGAGAGCTGCTTGTAAAAGTCCAATAGATCCTGTAACCGTCTCTGTTGATTCACGGGCGAAGTTTCCAGCGTACTGCTCTGTGTTTTCAAAAAACATCTGCATGGCTACCTCAGCTTTCTCTGCCTGAGTAGCTGTGGCCCAAGTGAAATCAAGTCCCTTTGCAAGAGCATAGGCTTCGATATTTGTAGCATTCATAGCCACGCCTAGATTATCCATCATGGTAAAGTTGCCCTTTGCAGCGCCAGCAACAGAATCAAGCGCAGTTTGCATGTCGATACCCATAACGGATGCCATATCAGCGGCTCGTTGCATAGCCTTTTCTGTCAGCTCTAGACTCTTTTGCTGTTCAACACCGGATCCTTGAAATAAAGCACCCATCTTATTGGCTGTGGCAAGATAATCACTTTGAGATACACCCAAGTTCTTATAAGCTTCTTCTCCAGTCTTTTGAATGGAAGCTGCATACTTACCAAATACAGCCTCTGAGCCACCGAGGTTTTGTTCCAGCTCACCAAACTGCTGAACAACTTCCTTTCCAATTTTAATTGCTGCAGCTCCTGCCGCCACAGCCACAGTTCCCATTGCCACACCGATGCCTTTAAGGATTCCACCCATCTTGTCAAATCTTCCACCTGCATCATCTGCGGCTTCTCCAGACCTTATTAACTCTTCACCTAAATCTTCAGCACAGGCTGTAGAATTCTCAAGTTCACGCTCCATTTTGATAAGATCCGCATTCGCGTTATTCAGCTGAATTTGCCAGGCTTTCGTACGCTTGTCATTTTCCCCGAAGGACTCAGCGGCGTTATTCAATGCAGCTTCTAAGGTGCTTATTTTATTTTTCTGTTCATCAATTTCTTTATTTAGAACTTCATTTCTTGCAGTCACCGCCTGTAGCGATTTATCCTGTTTGTCAAACTGGGACGTGACTAGATTCATCTCAGAGCCTAACACCTTGAAGCTTTGGTTAATATCCCTTAAAGCGTTCTTAAACTCGCGCTCCCCTTCAATCCCAAGTTTAAATCCAAATGAATCATATCCCATATGTGTAGTTATCCTCCTTCCTCTCATATTTATAGAAAAATCTGGGGAGTCCATAAAGAACTCCTCGGATAATTTTTGTCATTAACAGTAGCAGTAATTTTTAAACAAAGCTTTTTTAAGGTTCTTCACTATAAAAATAGGGGTTATCTAGAACATTTGAACCATAACACAAATCAAAATGCAGTTATTAATTATCCGAGTAATTGTCGCTTAAACCCCTGATATTATTAAGTTCGTTTGAAGAAAGGAGGGTAACAAAACTCATGGGATATTCAGACTTATCCGAGTTCTAAGATAACGAATCTGACAATCTCATCACCTCCTCCTTCAGGGCATGAAAAAAGACACCTGTTTTTGGTGTCAGCGTAAACTTATTCTTTTATAGGAACTCTGGAATAATATCGTCGATTGTATATTCCTTTCTTGGTTTTGAGATACCAATAAACTGCTTATGACATTCCCAAAGGTCCATCAAGTAACCGATGGGCATCAGCCACACTTCATTTTCTCTTCTACTTAGATGAGTAGTTCCATAATAAATCAGTCGGGTAAAGAGTTCTTCATCACTTACCCGGCCACCTCGTTTTTTGAGTGTTCACTCTCCACATTCCTTTTGGTTCCTTTCATCATGCTTGCCATAATGGCATTCTTGTAATTAGCTAAATCAAAAGGCGTGGTGAGAAGCTCTACTTCTTCTTCTGTAATCAGCTCTCTTTTATCATCTTTATTCTTGATGTTATGAATCTGGATAGACTGATTGGCCAGAAGTGTAATAAGCCACACAATCTCATCCAGTGCGAGTTCAAAGTTCTCACTTTTCATCAGCTTCTCACCCAGGTTTTCAAGCCCACCATACCGTTTAGCAATTTCCTTTGTAGCTTTGGTGGTGAGTACCATCTTAAACTCAGTACCCCCAATATCAATGGTGGTGCTTCTTTCTTCAGCGGCTTCATCAATCTTCAATTTTTCATATGCCATGATCATTCCTCCCTTACGATACAACAACAGTTGCCACTGAAGTTGTTACACTCTCTGCGCCACTAGAGCTTAAAACACAGTAATAGTAGTAAGTGTCTGCCAGCAGGTCTGTTGGTATATCAAAGCTTGCAGATGTTTCCCCGTTGATGATTGTCCCACCAGTAGGACTGTCAACGGTATTTTCATACCACTGATACGTCACAGGATTTGACGTGTTGGAGCTTGCCACAACAGAAAGACTTCCTGTGATACTACCAGCTGTTACTTCAGTCAGAGTAGCCGGCTCAGTTGTAATGGTTATGGTTGGCGTTACCGGTGTGAAGTCCGGTTCATAAACAGAGGTAAACCAACTAGAAATCGTAGATGGTGCTACCCCATTATCCCCTTCAGTGACTTCTGCTTTCCAAGGATGCTTGCTTTCACCGTCCAGTTTGTTTCGTCTGAATACTGTTCCTTCTATGGTGGGACTGCTGAAGGTAATAGAGTCTCCTTTTGTAGCAAGGCTTGTGGCAGGAACGCTAAAGATGACCCTGTAAAGCCAAAAATAACGATATTTTCCGTTGGCCTTCTTGGCACGAAACCCTATGGCCACAGGACTTCCGCCATCTTCACTTCTTGATACCACTACATTGTTGCTGTCGATTTTGCAGCCCGTCAAATCCTGTGCCACCAAGGACCCAATATCATCAATCCCTAAGCTAAGAGATCCACTTTTAAACTCCTTTACGACCTCAGATGCCCCGTCATCCGCATAAAGGATTGCTTCAATCAGCTCCACACTAAGCTCTGCTGTCATGGCTTTCGCCAGAACTTTAGGCGTTCCATAGGTTTCTATTCCATTTTGATCTTCAGTGATCTTGGCGTAAAATAAACGATCCAATCCTATTGTTGCCATTTAATCTTCCTCCGTTTCATATTCTTTCATTACGTCAATGGCGTAATGATGAAATTTTGTATCGTTCTCATAGCCCACATACTGCCTATCCGTTATGGTCATACCGCCTGCTTGCAGAGCCTTTGTCAGTTCTTTTTTCCGCTTGTTATAGTTCTTCTTTGTGAAAAGGGATAACCTGGCTTCTGAAACGATCATATAGCTTTGATTATCTGCAAAAAGATCAAGCCTGTCTGACATAGGTGTGATGACCAAGTATTCCTCTGGTGGTGTATCTGAGAACACACCGGTCTCCACAGGAATGTTGAGGGGCGTTAGTATGTGGTTTATATCTGCAAGTAAACTCATAGTTTTTCAATCTCCTTATCCAGAGCACTTTTCATTGCTTCCATACAATCCTTTTTAGATGCTCTTTTTGAGGGCTTGAGCCATGGCTTTGGCGGTTGACCGGACTTACCATACTCGATAACCGCAGCCTTTAGTGCATTGGATACACCTTTACTGTCTTTGGTTGTCGGAATACCAACACGAAGCGTCCAATCCCCTTTATAGTTCTGCACCGGCTTTGAGGTTTCAAGAGAGGCTAGTAGCTCACCCGTTGACTGGGATGGTTCCTTTGTTCCCTGACCAATGCGAAGGGCTAGGTTGCTTTTCGCCTTCTTGATGGCTGGCTCTGCACCTTCTTGAAGGACCCTCGGTACAATATCATCAAACTTGTTATTTAGCTTTGAGAGCTTATTGATAAAATTTTCTGGCATCTTGAATGTTGCTTTTGCCATACACATCACCCCTTTGAACCTGTCACTTTTTCTGCCAGCACCTCCACATACATGCCCTTTTCTCTGATATCTTCCACGCTCAGAACATTGTACTTTTCCCCCTTACACATCAGTACATGAGTCGTACTGATTTCAATAGAAGGGGGCTTGCGAAACCTAAACAGGGCGGTGGCAGTTGTAAAACTTGCCCTGTTTTTCCAGGCTTCATTACCATGTCTGTTTTCTTTATAGGCTCTGGTTTTTAGTAGAAGGACTTCTTCTTTTGTCACGAAGCCTTCTTCATCTTTTATGGAACTGGTGCTATAGATTTCAATAAAGGTCTGCATCATTCCAAAACTCATATGACCACATCCCTATTCATGCGAAGAAGCATGTTCACCACACGCCACACCTGCTCACTGGCATCCACCTTATCCTGAAAAAAACCGCCAGTGCTACCATCTCGACTTTCGTAAAAGTGGGATGATAGCATGATGACAGCCTGTTCTGTGGTAGGATCCATGGGATTTATCTCATAGAATCCCGATACTTTTTTCTGATAGCCTTCTGCATAAGAGGTGGCGGCGGTGATGTAGCCTGCTATGAGTTCATCGTCCTCATTATGATCAAGTATCAGATTCTTTTTCACTTTCTCAAGTAAAGCTGACATCACCGTCTACCCCCTTCCCTATTCTGATGCCATAAGTCCTGCCGCTTTAAGCTTTGCAAGAAGTGCATTAAAATCAGAAACCAATGCCGGCACATCAGCTGCGGTGCTTTCTGCCTGAAGGGCAGAGGGTTTAACCTCCACCCCATCAAAAGTAAGCTTCCCTTCAGCGGTGATTAAAAGCTCGCCACCGATAACCGTTTTTTCTCCACCCTGCTCGGTATAGTTCTTAACATTACTCATAGAGCATCACCTACGCTTTCTGCTGAAGAACCTTGATGGCTTCAGCAAGAATCAGTTTCCCATCCACTCTCTGGCTTGCCTTAAATCCTACCTGACCAGTGGCTGCAAAGAGCTCATTAAGTCTCTGGAAGGAACGACCTTGTCTGTCGGCTACCCAGTAGTACCCAAAATCACCGAAGGCGATGGACTTGGCTCCTGCTGCAATGGTTGGTACATAGGCAGAAGTCTTTACAGGTCGATTCAAGATGGTGTCAGGCTGACCTGCAGAGATGGAAGGCTGCCACAGATACTGACCATTACCATCCTTTAGTTTACGAATGGCTTTCACTGTCGCATCGTTCATGACGAAGATGGCATTCTTTCGATAAGGTGACTTCAAGCTGTAGAAGAGATCCATAATCTCATCAACGGTGATGGCTGTAGCAGAAGCTGCAGTTACACCAAGCTCCGCTCCACCAGTGGCATTGAAAATACCTGTAGGTTTACCAGAACCATCACCAACAAAGAAGGCTTCTTCTTCCTTGGCACCGATTCGTCTAGCAAATTCCTTTGCAATGTAGCTTTCAAGGTTAAAGACGCTGTCATTAAGAAGCTCTTCGGATACCTTGATCATGGTTGCAAGCTTATAGGCACCAATGGACACTTGAGTGAAGGCGTCATCAGATTCAGGAATCGGACCTTCCTCATCCACCCAGGACGCAGTTCCTTTAGATGCCACCACTGGAATCTTTCTATCCCCGGATGAAGTGGTGATGACCTTGGCAATGCTTCTGAAGATATTTTCTTCCTGAAGTGACTCAATCAAGGTTCTTTCAAACTCGTCAGGCACCAGATAGCCACCCTCTGAATCCGTACCAATCTGAAGGGCATTCTGCACATCATAACTGTTCTTGTTTCTCATAGCTTTCCAGAATGCTTGTCGATACTCATTGGAGGCTCTACCCTTTTTCTCTTCTCCGCCTATGGCACTTCCTGGCTTATTGGTAATAGGAGATGACGTTGGGCGAGCAAGCTCCTCATCGATGGACGCTCTGCGCTCCAGTCTTTCGATTTCTTTTCCTAAATTGACTACTTCCGTTTCCATCTTGTCATAGGTGGCTGTGTCTTCAGCAGACAGCATACCGTCAGTTCCTCTTTTGCTATCCAGGAAAGCTTTCGCATCTTCCCAGGCTTTTGCTCTCTTTTCTCTCAGTTCAAGAATTTTGTTCATATCATTTTCCTCCTCAAATTAGTGAGCGATTAGGCTCAGTCTTTTTTCCAACTGCTCAATAGGTGTTCTGTTCTCTGGTTTGGGTGGGATAAGCTTGGTTAGTAGTGAATTGGCTACTGCGGCTCTTGAAAACATCACAGCTTCCAACGGTTCACCCTCCACCTTCTCTTCCTCGCCAGAAAATAGAATAGTATCTGCAAATCCCAACTCCACTGCTTTTCTTGCATTGAACCAGGACTCTGCATCCATCAAGTGGGATATCTTTGTTCTTGTAAGACCTGTCTTGATTTCATAAGCATTCATGATGCTTTCCTTAACCTCCGACAGCATCTCACTGGCCTTTTGCATTTCCTTTGAATCCCCGATGGCTACCGTCATGGGATTGTGGATCATCATCATGGCCACAGGTGACATCTGTACTTCCGTTCCCGCCATCGCAATAACAGAAGCAGCTGATGCAGCCAGACCATCAATCTTCACCGTTACATTGCCTTGGTAGTCCATCAGCATGTTGTAAATCTGTGCGGCTGCAAAAACATCTCCGCCCGGAGAATTAATCCAAACGGTGATATCTCCCTGAGCCGACTCAAGTTCATCTTTAAATAGCTTTGGAGTCACTTCGTCCCCATACCAGGTTTCATCTGAAATTTCTCCATTTAAAAAGAGGGTTCTTTCACCCTCATTCTTGACCCAGTTCCAAAATTTGCGCTTCATCTGGTTTCCTCACTTCCCTTCTTATTTGAACTCTCGCTCTGACCTTGCCCGCCAAATAGACCGGCATCCTTGAGCTTTGTCATGTTGCCATTGATTAGATATAGGTTTCCTCCTTCCTCTTCAGGGATTGGGTTCATATCCTCCATTTCTCTTATGTCATTGGCTGACAGCCATCCATTCTGCCTTGCCACGGAATAACCATTCATACGACTTTGGTAATCACCCCTGAGAAGTCCGTCCACATTGAGCCTAATAAAAAACTCCTGCTTCTCTTTTGGAAGTAGGAGTGAACGCTGCATGGCTTGTTCCCATCTTATGACCCAAGGATCCAAGGTGTATTTTACGAACTCTAAGGATTGCTGCTCAATATTTGAGAAACTGGATTTCTCAAGATCTCCCACCATATGAGGCGGAATACGATAAAGTCTTGCTATTTCATTGATCTGAAATTTTCTGGTTTCAAGAAACTGTGCTTCTTCTGGTGGAATACCAATCTGCTGATATTTCATTCCTTCTTCAAGGACGGCAATCTTATGGGCATTGGCGGTTCCTCGGTACACTTCATTCCAGGAATCTCTCACCTTTTTGGGATCTTTAAGCACACCGGGATGTTCAAGTACACCTCCGGGATTAGCTCCATTGGCAAAGAAGCTGGCTCCGTATTCTTCAGTGGCTATGGTCATACCCACAGCATTCTTCGCCATAGCAATTGGTGAGTATCCCACCAGACCATCAAAGCCCAGTCCTGGAATATGAAGAACATCCTGTTTTCTTAACACCACTGAACCATATTCCTTGAAGTTAGGATTCTCATCAGAGGTCGTGGTGTAGATGTAGTAGATTTCTCCGTTCTTGTCTCTGCTAACAGTCATTTTATTTGGCAGTAGCGGATACAAAGCCACCACTCGTCCAGCACCATCACGAATAATCTGCGCATAGGCATTTCCCCAAATAAGCAAATGGCTCATCAATGTCTCTCGAAAGACAAAGGAACTCATTTCTGTATTGGGTTCATCGTGTAGGATATGGTACAAATGATGTTTGTACACGCGCTCCTTACCATTTTCCTTATACCTGTACACATGAAGCGGAAGAGATGCTACTGCTTCTGCGAGAATACGAACACAGGAATATACCGCTGTGGTCTGCATAGCAGTAAATTCATTGACTAGTTTTCCACTTGTCGTTGGCCCAAACAAATAAGTGTAATTTGAGCCAGAGTAGTAATCTTTAGGCTTATCACGAGCCTTTATTAACTTTGAGATAATTGGTATGTTCATAAACCTACCTCCTGAATTTGGGCATGAAAAAAGCACCCTATAAAGAGTGCTATCATTTCTGTTATTTTATTAGGGGTTCCAATATTGGTTTGAAATCCATTAACCTTCTACTTTTCACCGCATATCCGATATTGATCATAAGATTTGTTCTGGAAAATTGTACATCAGCTGTTGGAATTGTTTTCGTTTGAATATCACCGATAGCAGTCATTTGAGGCCCTGCGTACAAGACCCCTAAAAGCATAACCCGATTTCCAATTGCAATTCCATCACCAGTTGGATATGAACCTTGGTTATGAATGAAAATAGGGGATCCACTTGATCCTGGAAAACAGGCCATATCCACAACAATATCTGTTTTACCATTGTAATCAAACTTTGGATGGACAGCTGTGATTCCTCTTCTGATAATTGGGAGGTTATTAGTCTGATCCCACAATCCATTTGGATAGCCAACCATAATTACATCTTCCATAACTGATAAACCATTTAACTGCTCTATAGAAGGAATTATTGTCTCATCTAAAGATACTGTAAATAAATTCTTGCTATGCCTTGTAGTAGCATCCTCAAAAATTGGCTGCATTGGCATTATACATAAATCAACATCGCTACTAGGATGAAAGATAAATGCTTTCTCAAAGTCCGTAATACTGTAAGAGAATTTTTCTCCGTATTTTGGATTGTTTTCATCATCACCAATTGTAAATACCAATCTCCCTATTTTAGCATCTTTTACTACATGTTTATTAGTTACCAGAACCGGTACATTATGCACTCCTTTTATGCTAAACCGGAAGAAAAACCCTGAACCAGTGCTAATCGTTTGACCTCTTTCATTAATTACTTCTATCCTGACAGTACTATGAGTGATCTTCTCAGAATTCGATAAAGCCATGTGGCACCCCTTTCAAATCAATTTAGTTAAAACGTTAACTAAATTATACCATACAAGAGGTTTTAGGTAATATTGCTATAATTCAAAATACAATAATGCCGCGCTCATCATAAACGCTGGAGTCATCGTCTTTATTTCTAATGCAGCGATCAAGGGCCATGATTGTAGCGACAATACCATCGATCTTTTCTACTGATTTTTCTTTATCCGGTTTGATGTTCCCTGCAGGATCCTGGCGCATGACTACGTTTTGAGCCATCCATTTAAGAACGGGGTGACCACCATGATTGATATTCCCTTCCATAAGAAGCTTATATAGCTCCTTACTTGGTGGGGACATGTCCTTATAGCCCTGTCCAAAGGGGACGACTGTAAATCCCATACCCTCTAAATTCTGGACCATTTGAGTAGCATTCCAACGGTCAAAGGCTATTTCTTTTATGTGGTACTTCTCTCCAAGCTCCTCAATGAACTTCTCAATAAAACCATAATGAATCACGTTCCCTTCAGTAGTTTGGATATAGCCTTGTAGCTCCCAAACATCGTAGAGCACATGGTCCCTTCTGCATCTCAGTTCCAAAGTATCCTCGGGTAACCAGAAGAACGGCAATACGATATACTTTTCATTCTCTGCCTTTGGCGGAAACACAAGAACAAAGGCTGTGATATCCGATGTACTGGAAAGGTCTAGTCCCCCGTAGCATTCACGGCCTTGCAGTGACTCCATATCAATGGGTAGATTTCCTCGATCATAAATGTGATCTGGTATCCAGCACACTGTCGCTGAAGTCCAGATATTGAGTCTGAGCTGTTTAAACACATTCTCTTCCGCAGGGTTTTCAAGAGCGTTTTTGTAAGCTTCTCTCACCCGATCTATGGAAATGGTATGACCCAGCGAAGGATTCGCTTTATACCAGTTGCCTTCATCATTCCAATCATCTGCTTCTGTCAGTCCATATACCACTGGGTAGAAGGTATGGTCTTTCTTTCGACCGGCCTTTATATCAAGAGCTTTGCTATGAAGCTCATAGCAGATGCTATTTTTATCGGTTCCTGCAGTTGTGATGATAAAAAACAAGGGCTGCTCTCTGGCATCCCCAGAACCTTTTGTTAGAACATCATAGAGTTTTCTGTTGGGCTGTGCATGAATCTCGTCAAACACCAGACCCGATACATTCAGTCCATGTTTGGTTCCCGTCTCAGCTGATAACACTTGATAGAACCCTGCATTGGAATAATTGACGATTCGTTTGGTTGCAGCTGTAATCTTTGACCGCTTCAGTAACGCTGGTGTCATCTGCACCATCTGCTTTGCCACATCAAATACTATGGATGCCTGGGATCTATCGCAGGCCGCACCATACACCTCTGCACTGGGTTCATTGTCTGCATAAAGAAGATACAGCGCAATGGCAGCTGCCAGTTCAGACTTTCCCTGTTTCTTAGGTATCTCAACATAGGCTGTCAGGAACTGGCGTTTTCCGTTTTCTCCTACGATACCAAACAAGTCACGAATGATCTGTTCTTGCCAAGGTAGCAGTAGAAACTTCTTCCCTGCCCATTTTCCCTTGGTGTGTCTTAGGTTTTCAATAAAGGCAACTGCCCTATCTGCCTTTGCTTTATCATAATGGGAGGTTTCCAGCATAAAGGGGGACGGTGTGTATTTATAGGCCATTACGCACCACCTCCTAGAATCTTCTCCATCTCATCTGCGGGATCCACAGTACCTTCACCTGCGACAATTCTGCTTCTTGCAGATGGTGTCAGTCCAAACTGCTCACAGAACTTGAGCATGATTTTCAGATTGGTTTGGGCAATGGAAACCTGCGGCACCTGTTGCAAATAACCGTTAGGTGTTCTGATCATGGTTCCATGCTGGGTGATAAACTCCTCTGCTTCCTTCCATCTAGCGTATGCCTGACAGTAACCCGCAAAAGCGGCCATGTCCATTTCTGTCAGGATTCCCATCTGCTCAAGAAGCTTCCCCATTCGTCTCCATTCTTTCTTTGCTTCCTGCTCTAACCATGAAGGACATCTGGGAGCTTTCTTTGGCGGCTTTGGTTCTTTATCGTTAAGTGTACGTTTCCCAGGGTTCCCTTCTAGTTCTTTTAATGCTGTCGGTTTGGGTTTTCTTCCTCTCTGTGCCATAAGTCCCACCTCCTCTCATTGGCTAACAGCAAGAAAAAAGACCTCCGAAGAAGTCTTTCACTTGGCTTAAATCTGTGTTTTAACCTTCTAATTTTCTGCAGCTGTCCTCACCATATACCACACTAAGGCTACTGCCATTGTCCCAGGAAACCATGATGCTTCCGATATCATCCACACCGATTACCGTTCCCTGGGTTCCTGTTGGCGGTGCTTGAATATCTTCCATTCGAATCAGTTCCACCCTTGTTCCAGGTGGATATTGTTTTCTCAGGTTCTCTAGGATTTCTTTTCTAATAAACATCTTCATCCCCCTCTACCGAAGAATCCTCAAGTGCTTTTTCTAAGATGGCTTTATCAAAGCCAAATCTCTCATAGGCATCTTCGAGGGTTTTGTAATAGTGGTAGCTTGGCTGTCCTAGTTTCCTGTCTTGATCCATCATGTAGACCATTCCTTGAACCTTCTCACCATCAAGGTCTAACTCCATCCATTCTTTGTAATAGAATGTCGGGAAGCCTTCATACCGATCAAGGCTATGTTCGTCTGTCGGTTCAATCTCCCAAACCACCACCGGTACCTTATGACCTTCTTCTTTTTCAATGGTGGCGTAGGCGCCTGTCTTTGAACCTTTGAAGATAAGCCTATAACCTTCAATCTCTGATACTCCTTTTAGCTTTGCCCCAGGACATCTAAAAGCCATCTGATTTTCATCCATGTTGCTCCCATAGGCAATGTACAGTTTTGTTTTCATTTCTTTTCATCCTTTCCTAAAGGGTCATTCTTCCCCGCCAGCTTGGCCTGTGTGGGCTTTTCAGTCGCTTAAGGAACCCTTCTACCACCTTAAGGGCGGTTCTCCCGCCCCGGCGAGCCTAGGGCGATTCATTTCACCCTGCTTGTCTCCAAGCTGAATTTCCATCAAGGTACTTTAGAAAATGGAGTCTGCAGGTTTTAAACTCGTCCCCGATAAGTCCCAGCCTTAGCATCCAACATCTGAAGGCGTACTTCTCGTTGTCTGTCACCGTTTTTCTGGCTGATGCTTTCTTCTGACTTAAGGCTTGGTGGCTCACTGCCAGGCAAAATTGAATGTATGCTTTTACCTCTCCAGAATGGTTAGTGGAGTTGAAAAGTCTAAATTCTACAGTGCCTTTGGTAAAGGTGGCGTGTAGGTTGAGACCTCGATATCTAGTTGTATTGTACCTCCTATCTCTTCCGTAGGGATCCTCTGCATACCAAATGTCTGAAAGCTCTCTCATGGTCTTTGGCTTTTTCTTGTTGATGGTTTCCAGAAGCTTCTCATTGGTTTTCTTGCAGTACCGGATCCTTCCTCGGTCTATCTTAAGCGCCTTGTAAAGAATATCTTCCTTGCTGGCGATGATGTTGACAATGTTTCTTAAGGTTTGAGGGGTAAAGCGTTCTGCTCCAACATGTACATGTATCCCGCAGGAGTTGTTTACAATGGCACCTTTGCGTCTTAGCTGCCTAACCAGTTCCTGCAAATCCTCTATGTCCTCGTAGGTGAGGATGGGGCTAACCACCTCTGTTTTGTATTCATCCCCGGCTGAAATTCTGGTTCTTCCTTTTTTCTTTTGAGGAACAATGCTTGAGTCATACATGGCCTTCCAGGTTCTCCCCTTGTTGTCCTTAGCTTCGTAGGTTCTGTAGGATCCCCCTACGTAGATGTTTCTTGTGCTAAAGTAGTCCGCGATGACCTGACCTGCCTGTTCTCTCGTAATACCAGTTAGTTCAATTTCCACTCCGAATGTTTGCGTTTTCATCTACCTCTCATCCTTTCTCTTACCTGTGTTTTAAGCTTTTTGGTAGTACTATATATCACTCTAAACACAGGTAATAGCAAGTTAAATGTGCATATAAAACGCATATTTATTTCATTCTTCTAAAGCTGTATACCGACACCAGGAGTAACCCTCGCTATTGATAAGGACACGCTCACCGGTATCGGTGTTGATAACCCGAATGCATCTGATTTCTCCATTTTCATTAGAACCGCCATCAGTTTTATCAATCCAAGGTTGCTCATTGAAGAAGTCTTCTGCAAAGGCTTTGAAGTCATCACCGTCCAAGGAGACTACTTTGGTCACTTCATAAAGACTACCTCGCTGTCTAGTTTGCTTTGCACGGGCTGTAGCCTCTCTTAGTTCTTCAATATCATTGAGCTTTCTACCAAATAATGCCCTTGGTCTAATCGTCATGGCTTTCACCGTCTTTTCTTTCACGCAGTCTAGCCTTGTGCTTCTCGGCGTCAGCTGGGGTACGAAAGGCGGTGTGCCCTTTTAATCCTTCAAGCAGGGCTTTCCTTGAGTCCTTTGCCCCTTTGCCTCCTAGGCCAAGTCTGACCAGCCATACCCGAAGGTAGTATTTCTCATTTTCAGGTTCGCTGGCTTTTGGGCTTATTCGCTTTGCCTCTCTCACATGGGCCACCATCATGGCAGCCAGTTCAACATAGGCTCTGTTCTTTTCCGGCTTTTCTGAACCTGGGAATGTGAAGGTTACCTTGTCCTCTTCAAAGCTCAATCCAGAAATGGATTCAGTACTTTCACTGCATAGGTTAAGGAACTCTTCTTTGTTTTCTGGTAGATTGGTTTGCAGGGTATTAATGAAATCATCGCTGATAGAAAAATGGTCTTTCCCCACCACTCGATTAAGCAGGTACTGTTTGCTTCTAATCATGTAGATCAAGTTTTGAAGTTGGGGTCCCTCCATATCCTCTAAAGGAACGGTAACCTCCAGACTTTCAATCTCTTGTCTTGGTTCTGCAAATCCATGTTCTTCTAAGTGCGCTCTCATCCTTTCACCATCCATTTCTGTTTCACTCACCACCGTTCCATCCCGTTCAATGGTGTAGCCTTCCACCTTGTATGCATAACTCGGTGGCCCTACATACTTAGGTTTCTGTCCTAAAAATTCGCCGATACTTTTCACCAGTTCTTTTCGATTTTCACATGTCGTTTCAATACGCATGGACTTATACCTCCTTTGTTTTGGGTACTACATACATCACTCTAAAGAAGATATAAGTCAAGCATTCCTGGGCTATTAAGGGGTAAATCCCAGGTTAAACTGCAGCTTTATCAAAATGCATACTGCATTTATCAAAGACCATATCTTTGATCCATTTTGGTGCCTCCGGTACATCATTAAGCCTTCCATACTCACCAAACATCAGCTTGATCCCTTCGTTCCTTGCCTGTACCGCCTCTAAAAAGGTATGAAAATATCCCAGATGAATATCATACTGGGATGCTTTGATTCTCGCTCTATATTTTTGTCTTGGCTGGTAAAAGCTTACGCCTGTTACACCAGAAGTGTTATTCACTTGAGGGGGTTGATTACACTGATTTTGCTGATGGGTACAAATCCTCAAGTTCTCTCTTTTGTTATTGAGTGGATCCAGGTCAATGTGATCAACCTCAAATCCCTTAGCCGGTTTGAGTAATATCTGATGGAGCTGATTGCCCTCTCTATCAATGACATACACAGTGCCTTTCTCGCCAAACTTGCGATTTGGATACCAGTTTCTTGATTTTACAATCTTGAAGTCCTCTCTATCAAATAAAAACACATGTCCTCCAGAAAGGGTCCCGGCCATGGTTTTGCCATCTTCTAATAATCGATATCTGTTTTTTAGTGTCATCCCATTTAAATCACCTCCACAATAGTTCCTGAGGTTTATTCCGCCTCAGCTTCTACAGATTTTAAATCTTCATAGGGGATTCTCTCTCCATCTCTTATAAGAAAAACATCTGCGCTTGTTCCTGTATGCAGCACGAACCTTGATACAATGACATCCACAAACTTCTCATCAAGTTCGATCATGTAGCAAATTCTGTTTGTCTGATCGCTACTAATAAGTGTGCTACCCGACCCGCCAAAAGGATCCAAGACGATGCAATTGGCAAGGCTTGAATTCTTAATGGGATAAGCCAGCAGCTGTAGAGGTTTCATTGTCGGATGAAGTTTTGATTTCGTTGGTCTGTCAAAATTCCAAATAGTTTTATGCTTTCGATCCCCATAAAACTTATGGCTTGCTGTCGGCTTCCATCCATACAGAACAGGCTCATGGGCATAGAGATAATCAGATCTCCCTAATACCGGAGCATTCTTCACCCAGATGCAAGTCTGGTGACAAAAGAAGCCAGCTTCCTTAAAAGCTGACCTAAAATTAACTGTCTCTCTATCAGCGTGGAATACATAGATTGCTCCACCATCGACGATATTTTCAAACATATTGGTGTAGGCTTTTAAGAGAAACTCATAGAACTCTTTATCGCCCATATTGTCATTTTTGATTTTCCCAGCAGTGCCCTCATAGTCCACGTTATAAGGCAAGTCTGTGAGAATCATATTGGCCTTTTTCCCATCCATTAATTTGTCATAGGTGTGGGGAACTGTGCTATCTCCACATACTAAGCGATGCTTTCCAAGGAGCCAAAGATCTCCCTGTTTTGAGATCGGTTCTTCCTTCAATGCCTCATCTACATCAAAATCATCATCTTTGATTTCTTTGTCATGGACTTTAGAAAAAAGCTGCTCTATTTCCGGAGGCTCAAATCCAGTGAAGTCCGTATTGAAATCTGCCGCTTGAATATCAACAAGCAGATCTGCCAGCATTTTTTCGTCCCATTCACCAGCTATTTTATTCAGTGCGATATTAAGGGCTTTGACCTTTGCATCTTCTTTAATCTCTAGAACTACGCACTGCACTTCTGTATGTCCTAAATCCTTAAGCACAGTTAATCTTTGATGGCCACCAATCACTGTCATGTCGTAATTGACGATGATCGGTTCTACATAACCAAACTCTAATATTGAGTTTTTGATCTTCTCATATTCCTTATCCCCGGCTTTTAGCTTCTTTCTAGGGTTATACTCAGCTGGCTTTAAATCTCCAACCGGTATCAATTGCCATTTCATATCACTCATAACACGCCTCCTCGATCATGGAAGGCCCAATGTATGGTGCTCTTCCTTCTTCTTTTCGCCAAAATCTATCATGTACATAGCAGCTGTGGCTGCAGTATTTTCTATTCTTATTTCCATAGACATTGAAGTCTTTTCCACAGTAAGTGCAGGTCAGTTCATAGTAGGCAGTTTCTTTTCGCTTGATACTGTCTGAGTGATGAAGCCACCATTCCCGCCTGCAGGTATCTGAGCAGAACTTTCGCTTTCGTCCAGTGGCCGGCTGTTTCAAATCCCTGCCACAGCTCAAACAAGCTTCACCTTTTTCCATCTTCTCTTTGATGTTGATTTTCACATCAGTGGCTAAGCCATCCAGGTCATGGGCTTTACAGTAATTTCTAACGATATCTCTTGAAAGTCCTGTGAGAGAAGCAATGGCACGATATCCAACGCCTCTCATTCGAAGTTCTCTTATTTGTTTGGCTTGAAAGTTCGTCACCTGCTTCACATCCTTTCGTTAATTCATTGCATAAAAAATGCCGCAAAACTCTGCTTTTGGCAGCTGTTTCACAGCAAATGTAGTAACTATTTAGCGAAACCCTTCACCCACTATGGCTTAATTTTCATTGTAGTTTCGCTATTTCATTTAGTTTTTTCAGGCGGTAAAGCCCTTTTTAGGTATCCCCCCTATTAAATTATGCGTTTTTTCACACGAGAGGGGGGCGCGGTCTCCAGCTGGAAAATCTGTAGGGATTAAGACCGCCCTTGGGGGGGTAACATTAGTATTTATATTCTTGAAATCTATCTTCAGTCATCGTTTTCTTATCGTGACAAGACTTACACAGCGCCTGCCAGTTGCTTTCGTTCCAGAAGAGTTGTTCATCTCCACGGTGGGGTTTGATGTGATCTACTACTGTAGCCTTGACATACTTCCCTTCCCTAAGACACCGAACACAAATGGGATGGCGCTTTAAGTACCTGGCTCTCGCTTTTCTCCACCGACCATCGTAGCCTTTCTCCTTAGTGGTCCTGGCATCCGCTCTGTGCAGCTTATCATGATCTTCGCAGAACTTTGTCCCGGGTAATACCAGCCTGCTACATCCAGGATGCTTACACGGAATGTTTGGTCGTCTCGGCATTTAGATCACCTCTCAAGGATAAACGCTTCATGAAGGTTTTCTACTTTTTCTACACCCATTCCAATGACCTCAGCAATTTCTTCAAAGCTTAAAAAATGAGCATACCTCAGTGTCAGAATCAGCTTTACTTCAGGCTCTCTCACCGTTTCTAAGAATCGGTAAAGCCTTTTAAGTTCAAGTTTGTATTGACTCGCCAGCGCTTCTCTTTGTCTTTCCACAAACACCAATGAACTCTCCAGATCCTTTTCTTCCAAGTGATCTTTCCCATAAAGCGTGTTCTCCACTTTTTCATGGGTCAGCTCCAGCATGGTTCGCATTAGACTCTCATGCTCCTGATGGATTTTATTTAAGCGATTAAGTCTTTTTCTAAGGTCTTCGACTGAGGGTTTTCTTCTTAGGTCTTTCCATTCCGGTTTCATCTTCTCCATCCTTTCCATGAAAAAAGCCCTCGCGGATTTTCCCACAAAGGCTTCTCAAATATAAAAGCCCTCAGGACCTTTGTCCATCAGGCTCTACCGTTTTTTATATTACTTTACACCTTATACTCTATCATAGTTGCCAGGTGTCTTTCTATGTCTTTTAGTGTCCTCTTTTAAAATCCTATCGATTTTTTTCAAAGCTCTTGCGTGAAGTTTCATGGTATACCGCTTGTCATAACCTAAACTTTCAGCAACCTCATTCCAGCTTTTCTTGTTGAGATATCTCATTTCCAACACCAGCTGATCCAGTGGGTCTTCCACTTGTCTGATCTTACTCCTGATTTCTTGAGTCAAATCCACTAGTCGGTCAATGATCTCATTGGTTTCGTGTTTTAGATCAATGAGTTTCACATTGTTTTCTTCACGAGTGTTAATATGCTGTCCATTTGATACCTTAACCTCAGCATAGGAAGGTGTCATCCTTTCAGCTAATGCTTGAAGTCTTTCTTGCTCTTCTAGCTTTTGAATAATAATGCTATCCAACCACATGGCCTGTGATAAATATGCTTTAGCTGTCATCTCTGATCCCCTTTCATAAAGTCTGTAATAGGCTTCCTTCCACCAACGATAGGATGAACCTAAACCTACTTGCATTGATGTTAATCCCCTCACCTCTAGTGCCTCATCTACCATCTCAGGTACTCTAGCTCTCATGCTCATGGCCTCATTATCCTTTCAACTGGATCCACAAGATCAAAGGCTGCATACGTTGCTGATAAGAAATTTGTTATGGGTCTTCCTTGATACTTCCATACAATTTTCCCGTTGTAGCTGACGCCATATTGTTGATCATTAAATTTACTATGGATCATCTTTATCCACGAACCTTTATGCATAAGGATATAAGTGCCATAAGGTGTCTCTTTCCATTTTCGCTTGGGGAAGTTCCTTTTTCTTTTAGCCCTGTTCTTCATGAGACGCTCCCTCTCTTTTGCTGCTAGAACATCCCCTTCCATGATTCCTGCACAGATACAGCCTACACGGACATCCTCAAAATAGTCATCATGTTCCATCACGTGGACAAACCTCACTCTGCTGCATCCGCAGAGTTCGCAGGTAAATAGATCTGTATCTGATGCTTCTTCTTCAATATCAATCACATCTGTGCAATACCAATCACTAATGGGGGCATGCCATTCTTCAAGTCGCTTCTGGCATCTTGCTTCATATCCATTTGAATTCATCTGATCAACCTCCTGTTCTTGTTGTTCTCAAATCTCTAAAAGCCCTATACGCGCGAATATACGTGTTTTACTGTATATAGGGCCTATTCTATTTATTTTTAAATTAATAATAATTGTTAGGTATATAAGAACACATCATCTCCTAAGGCTTGCCGCCAGTGGACTTTGAGGTGTTCCATAATTTGTTCCTAACCACTTTTTAAGGAACATCCATAACTCCGGAACATGTACCCAAAACCAACATTTTTAGGAACACTGCTAGGAACAGCTTTTAGGTACAAAGATATACTGTGGACCATAAAGCGTCGTTCGTTCTTTTTTATCCTGCCTTACCCAGCCGAGTTTCGTTAGAATAGCTGCAAGAGTGTTGGAGTCTGCTCTACCTAAATTAGCTCTGTCCTTACCGAAGCATTCACACCAGATTTCCATATTGCAAACACTGCTGCGAGGAATGGTTCCCGCTCTAGGTGCTGCTCCAAACTCATTTCCACTTAAAAAGTTTCTTCTTTCGAAGAGATCCATCTGTTCCCAATCATCAGGGAGCAGTGTATCCAGGTATTCTCTGACCAAGCCTTCACGTTCATCGGACTCCATGGCATCACGCTGTTCAGCCTTGGCCAGCTGCTCCATAGAAGCATCCAGATAGAGCTTTTCGCCAGCCTTGACGTATACCAGAGCCTCAGCCCATATTTGCTGGATTTCTTCAGCGGTAATCTGCCAGGAGTGTTTACTTCCACCACCGGGAGTTTTAACGGGCCAGAAACGACGATTTCCCGTTGTGTCTCTAAGGTAACCGGACTCTGCGTTGGTGGTACCAAAGAAGATGCACTGACGCTGGTGAGGGGTGGCACGTTTTCCAAAGGCCGCACGGTAGATATCATTTTGTCTTGAGAGGAAAGAACGCAGGGTTTCTACTTCAGCTTTCCTAAGACCTGCCAATTCACCAATCTCAAGTATCCAGTAGCCCTGAAGCTTCTCTGCCGCGGTTTTATCTTTGGTATCTCCAAGGTTTAAGCTGTCAGAGAACCATTCCCCAGCAAGCTTTGAGATGAGTGTACTTTTACCGACGCCCTGCGGCCCGTTTAAGACAAGCATGGAGTCAAATTTGCACCCAGGATTCTGAACACGACTGATGGCAGCGCACAGTGTTTTTCTTGTTACCGCACGGACGTAAGGATTGTCATCAGCACCGAGATAATCAATGAGCAAGGTGTCCACTCTTGGTACTTTGTCCCATTCCGGTAAAGAGTCCAGGTATTCCCGAATGGGGTGGTAGGACCTATCGTCAGTGACTTTGGCTACAGCAATTTGATAATTTCTTTGAGAAAAAGTGCCATAGTTTGAATCAATATAGCTGATAAGCTGAGCATCATCGGCATCCCTCCAGTACTTTGAAGGATGGTTCCAAGGGACGCTGCCTTTGATCTCCATACCATCAAGCTGCTGATTAAATACCAGCGCTTGTAGATTTGGGTCATTCTGTAGAATAAGCGTGATGTTGTGCAGATTATTTTTAAGCACCGTGGAGCGGGACTCATATTCCAATCTTTTCTGCCAGTCATTCTCTTCACCAAAATCCTCCAGCGCCCTAGCCTGCCTCTCCTGAAGAAGAAGGAGTTTGACCTTTTCATCCTTTGATGCAAACTCCATCATGGCCTTATAGGAAGGTAGCTTAGATGTGGGTGTGTCTTCCGGACTTTTGTCGTCAAGGTTTCTAAAATGGTGGATGCGGACTAAATCAAAAGCGTTTAGCATCATCCCATATGCCGGATCAGTAGAGTGATGGGAGAAGGAGAACTTATCATCCTCTATCCACACTCCTGCCGAAGAATCCGCTGGGATATAATCATAACGATCTGATACTGCACTTGGCTCATAGACCTCAGATAAAAAAGTCTCAATGGCTTCTCTTATGGTATAGCTCCTACAAAACACTCCAATAAGACCAGATTTTGAAAGTGGATCTTGCTGTTTCTTTCTCTCCCTTTGCGCAGCGTCTGTTTGTCTTGATGAACCCGGCCATGAGGATATATCTTTCCAGTTATCGTATTTTGCCAGTATGACATCTGGATCTAGAAATGGTCCTTTCATCTCTTCAAAGACATATTCTCCATCACTGGGAGTGCTTGGCCAGTACATAAACTGGCTTGGCTTGAAGGAAGCTTCGTCAAAGTACTCCATACCAATTTCAAAAGCAACCATCCTACTGATGGCTTGATATTCATCAGCTGAAACCGGTCTAGAAAAAGGAGCCACCGTTCTTAGCCTTGGTTTATCAGATATATGGCTATGGGTGGAATGAGTGCAGGAAGCATATTTGAACTTCAGTTTAATGTCAGCTATATATTCATCTGGTGATTTTGCATAGTCCACATCAAGAGATAGCATCGTTTTTGATTCGATATTTTCATTCAAACGACGTCCATCTTTTAACTCTGCTGCAATATAGCCGCCCACATCTTTGATGTCATCCTGCTGCTTTTTCTTCATGTGACGGAATTCATCCTGAGTCTCTCTTGTATACGTGGTACGGGAGAGTTTTTTTACAAACTCATCCCATGTCACAGTTTGTTTTTTCCAGTACTTATCATGTCTGGTGTTGCCGGTGGATATAATAAACTCCATGATGACCTCCTTTCTGGTGATGTGTAACCACCTAGTTTTCCTTCCAGGGTTCAGTCGTAACGGTCACCTCTTCAGATGCATAGCTTACAAGGTTCGTGTATTCACAAAGATTGAAGATGTACTCCGTATCACATCCTGCATCATTTAATGCGGCGATAACCGCTTCTTTGACTTCTTTGTCATCACTAAAGGCTAAAAGCTTTAGCTGCTCTAAGATCCTTCCAACAACCACCTCTTCTCCATAAGTTTCAAATAGTTCTTTTAAAGATTTGTTCATGACATGTTCCTCCTTTGGGTTTTTAATGTTGTTATAGTATAGAACTCAGAATCTTTTTTGCGTTTACGTAATTTCTTGAGCAAAAAAAATTTCATTAGGGTCTTCAATCTCAAGATAATTACAAATAGCCTGAATCTCACGCCTATAGAAATCACTGCTACCATTGATTTTTCTATATAGCGTGGCCTGATTAATTCCTAGTAAATCAGCAATATTCTGCATTGTTTTGCCCTTCATAACCAATAAAGCTTTGAACTTCTTCTGATTAAACATTTTGTCACCTCACTTCTATTTTGCGTTTGCGTAATTTTATTCTAATACATCTCACTTCACTCGTCAATACGTAAACGCAATTTTTATATCAAATTTATAAGTTAATATTGCAAATACGCAAAATTTAATGTATAGTAAAATAAATGATATTCTCATGAAAGCAGGTGATGTAGTGGAATTTAAAGATAAGATAAAAAATCGAAGATTAGAATTGGGCCTTACTCTAGAGGAAGTCGCTAAGGCTGCAGGAGTGAGTGCACCTACGATTCTAAGATATGAAAATGGAGATATAAAGAACGTAAGAAAAGACAAGATAAAAGCCTTGGCTGATGCACTTCAACTCACACCGACCTATTTAATGGATTGGAACGAGCATCCAGAAATCAAAAGAAGCTTTGATTATTATATGGAAATGCAGCTCCACCTACTTGGTTATAAAATTATTTATGATGAAGAGGATGCCTATATTGTTTTAAAAGGCAAA